GCCTTTTAGCGCAGCGGTCCATTATTTTCACTCGTCGCGGATTACTGACGACGGACGGAAGTGCCTCTCGTGAGAAGCTCAGCCGTAGCTGACACTCTATGAGCGAAAAACACGCAACCCATTCAGCGCGTGTACTTCATGCAGCCTAGTATGCCAGCGCAAGAGGGCCGGCCCGATACTGTGCTATAGCACCAGCTCGGTTGACTAAGTTCTCGGCAAAAGCTCCAGTCCGCTGCACAACCGCTGCTATGTCCTGAGCACCATGCCCCATAGAAGCCATTGCCTCTATCGCCTTGCTCCACAAAGAGTCCGAAGCGACAGAGTGTTGTACATGTGCAGCCTGAGCAGGATTGGAAGGATCAAACCTGACTCGCCACTCTACAGTCACCAAGAACTGCAGCGGAATTTGATCAGGATTGTATACCACGATTGGTGCGAAGCCCCAACATTCAGCTGTGTTCATGTTGCCGGTGATAATGCTATCATTCCACGTGAATGGGTCATCATTCGGTCGTGAAAGCGGCTCAAAGTTACTCAGCTCTGACATATTGTAAGGGATTCCATCAACCTTTACACCTCGCAACGCCAGTTTTCCGGCAGCGCAAAGACGTGGATTGTTGTAGCTGACGAACTCATTCGCCAGGACCTTCCAAGTCTTTGATTGCCCTGCCATCTTCGGCTTACTGTTCAGCCTGCCCACATAGATCATTCCAGATGTCGTCTGGAGAGATTGCGGGTTCATGACTTGCAGAGAGAAAGCCGCTGGAGCCGCCCTACAGAACTGCCATGCGTCCCCTCGCATCGAATCGATGCCAAAAGGAACTGCATTTGTGGACGCGTTCATTGGGAGCTCCATATCTCCTGATGCGATGCAAGATACGATTGTCACTCTGTCTCCGTCCCCGCTCAGGGTACGAAAAGGAGAGAACAACGCGACCTGTGGCACATTTATGAGACTCTCTAGGCCAAAATCAACGACTTGCGTAGTGCGTACCGTTGCGTAAGACCCGACTGCTCGGGGTAAGGGCAAGTGCTGGGGATCGCATGCGTCGAGCCCACGTAGTGCGCTTTTAAGCATCGCTGATCCGAAAGAAAGTCCTGGTGCGGCGCCTTGACCCTGACGGATACCGCGCAGATCAGCCATGCCATTAGCACGGCTACGACGCGGACGACCACTGAACTTCTTCTTGCCATTCCCATTCTTTCCATTACCATTGCCTGACTTACCCATGACTAGGATAAGAAAAAGTGAAGAAACCGCCTAAGGCGGTGTACCGTAGATTTGCACCAAAAGTGCCTCGAGCCTAGATACCGCAGCATTTCGTCCCCAATTGTTTGTGATGGGCGGGACTCATCAGTTGGCTCCCATCACAACGCGGCGGCCGTCTAGCCGCGCAATGCTGCTGGCATTACCTGGAAGTACGAGTCTCCGGTGGTATCCCTTGTCACCGTGCTCGAGAACTCGTTCCAGTTGCAGTACTCCTCTTTTGTGATACTGCCACGCTTCTTCTCCAGACTCAATTCAACGTAGGAGATCTCATCATAAAGGTCCGTGACCTCTATCTTTCTCTCTACGCGCTCTCTGAAAGAGTCAAGGTCCACCTTCTCGCCAACTTCGACGCCCAAAATGGTGCCAAGAGAATAGTCAGCGTTGACCTGTGCGTGCTGTGGGAGCCAATCCTTGGCTAGGCTCAGGAAGCTTTTGGCAAGCGGCGTGCACCTTCCTGCAGTGACATCTGCAAGTGCTAAGTACCGCGAGCCGACAGCCTCTGCAACGCCTCTCTCGCCCCTGGCGGACGTGGTGCACACGCCCAACTTGGCAAGAGTCCGCTTCACGTCTGGCATCCACTTCTCCTTGCTGCTCAAGCACCCGTTCACGACGGGGAAGTGTATGCCGACGAACTCGGCGCGGCCGTTCTCGATGATCTTCAACTTGACCTCAAGTCCCATCGCGGCATACCGCGACAAGATGGACTTCTCTGTCCTTTTGATCACCTTGGCCCCGTTGCCCAGAGCATCGTCTCCCTCAAACCTGAATCTGAGGAAGCCATGGCTGTTGTCCAGAAGCTTGAATCGGAAGTTGTGTGTGCGACATTCCAAATGCGTCTTGCCCATCTTCTTGTTCATCGCAAATAAATGCTCTGGATTGAAGGTCATGGCAGCATATGTGGAACAGCACTCGACGATGAAATTCACCGAAGATGTCATCCTCCAACCTGAGGGCATGAAGAAGTGGCCAAACTTAACTGTCAAGCCACCGTTACCGCCCGCTCCTGGCATCACTTGATAAGCCATGCCCTGCGCGTCCGCCTTGATGCGGTAGCGCTGGAGGTATCGTACCTCCTGATCAAGTGGAGAAACTTCCACTCCGATGTTCCAGATCTTCTCGAGGATGCCGAAGATTGGAAGAAGCAGACCACTCAAGGTCTTCTCGTCCCACGTCTCATGCATCTCAAAGGCAGTCTGGTCCACTTCAACCATGCAGCCGAACTTCATGTTGAACTCGCGCTGAATGTCGTCTAGGACCTGCCCTTTTGGCCTCTCCTTGATGCACATGTCATGCATCACCGTGAAGAGGACGTGCTCGAAGACCCAGGCCACCCTCGCATTCAGGCCCAGAAGGATGAATCCTTCATCCTGAACGATCCGAGGTGGCTTGTTGAGCTTGACGATGCCTTCCATCTTGACGAAACCAGTCCGGAGAACCTTTCCGATCTCTTTCTCGTCCATGGAAAGAATAGTCTTGGTCAACTCCTCAGCCCTTACTCCAAACTTCTTGGCAAGTAGGACTTCCATCGGAGGACATTCGCTCCACGCCTTCTCAATCAGCTCACGTCGAAAGACGTTGTCGCTGAGAGCCTTGACGGCAGTCATGTAGGCCTGTGTGGGTCCAGCTTTCATGTCAATCTGAGGATTCTCGATCGACCGCTTGACCACGCCTGCCAACGTCGTCAGCTCGTTGCCAACGTGGAAAGTCATCGAAGGATACACTATGGGGCCAGTTCTCAGGCAAGCTTCATTGTAAACTGCCTTATATGTGCCTCCAGTTGGCTGGTACATTGATGGTAAGGTCTCCATGTGGTCAATCTCACTGGCAGGCATGTCCTTGACGTCCTGTCCTGTAAGTCGCTTGACCTTGTCCTTTCCATCTTGATCCAGCTTGACACACATCGCCTGTGGATGTTGCCCATCGTGCTCCTTGCAGAGTGCCTCGACTTTCGCACGCGCGCTTTCGGCTGGCGGAGGCTCGGAGACGCCCAATATGTCGTCGGGCCTCATCTCCTCAAAAGGAGTGCACCCTGTGTGTGTAGCCATACGCAAACCGCGCAGGCGTGGCGCTACTTCAACGCCGCAGAGACACAGGGGCAGACACCATAAGTTCTGCCTTGGCTTCAACTTAATCTCCATGAGACTGTGAAGCTTCGAAAAATGCGCCTGAAGGAAAGACTCGGCTGGACCGTACTTTCCATTCTCGGCAAAAAGATTGACCACTGTCGCCTGTGAGTCTCGCTTGGGCGCCACTTGATGGTGCCTGTGAGACGTGTTGTAGCGACGGTACTCATCCCGCGAGAGGGTCAAAGCAAATCTATGAGCTGTGACTCTCTGCGGACCTTTGTACCAGGGGAGGTCAACCCCTCTGCATCGGTGACAGCTGTCTGGTACCCAGAAGTGACACACGAAGTCCTTCTCACGCTTCTCCATCGCCTTTAAGGCGTCGAAAGAGCATTGAGAGCAAAACGAGGGCGCGTAAACGCAATCCTTCATTCTATCTTGAAAGATCGCGCTCGAATTCTCCATGACGACGTATAACGTCTCATAGACCAGTGCAGAAGGGCGCGCGGCGATATCATCCCTGACGGCCGGAAAGACATCGCTCGCACTAGGTATCGAAGTCCCGTACGAAAAGAGGTGTTGTAACATTGTTACCGATCGGATTATGGGCCGGTTCCCTTTGGTGCCATCCTCGCCATGACTAACCGAAATTGTGGTTTTCGGCCCAAACCTTACTCTCCACCGTGGCGGAGTCTGTAAGAGGGGGAGGAATGTGAAGTAGGCATAGAGGGAGCCACAGGGACCGTAGTCACCTGGGAGTGTTTTCAGAGGCGGGGGGAGCTTGGGAAGGCCGTGGCCAACTTGCAGAACA